TTATCTTCTCAGTTCTTCATGCAATATTGCTAGCGAAAAGGGTAAATGCCCGAAATATCATAAGACTAAATACAGTCAAGGTTGGTTGCCAATTGATACTTATAAGAAGGAAATCGACGAATTTGTTACTCGTAAGAATTCAATGGACTGGGAAGGCTTAAGAGAGAGAATTAAAGAGCATGGCTTACGTCATAGTACTGTATCGGCTATCATGCCGTGCGAGAGCTCTTCTGTAATACAGTGTTCAACGAATGGTATAGAACCTATTAGATCTTATATTACATATAAGAAATCTAAAGCTCGTACATTACCAGTTATCGTACCTAATTATAGTTCTTTAAAAAATAAATATACTCTAGCGTATGAAATGGAAGATAATGCCGGGCTTATTAAGATTGTAGGAGCATTACAGAAATGGGTAGATATGAGTATTAGTGCTAATATGTACTATAATTACGAACATTATGAAAATGGAGCTCTACCTGACTCTAAAGTTATTAAAGAGATTCTTCTTGCTTATAAATTAGGCTGGAGAACAGGATATTATAATAATACTGACGATGGTGATAAGCAAAGTTCTAGTGGTGAGGAACAATCGGATAATGGTTGTGAATCTGGAGCATGCGCATTATAAATAAAGATATATAAATATGGAAACTGTACTAAATTTAAAGAATATTGACACAACAAAACAGCCGATGTTTCTTGGAGAGGATCTAGCTCTTCAACGTTACGATAGGTTTAAATATCCGAAGTTCTTCGACCTATGGAGAAAGCAAGAAGAGTTTCACTGGCTACCAGAAGAAGTCTCTCTTACAAAGGATCGTAGTGATTATGAAAACCTAACAGATACTGAAAAGTTTATTTTTAATAGTAATCTTAGATGGCAAACTATGACTGATAGTATGTTATCTAGAAGTATTCATAATATTAAAAATTATGTTTCTAATCCTGAATTAGAAATCTGTATGACTACTTGGGCTAGATTTGAAACTATTCATAGCTATTCGTATACATATACTCTACAAAATATTACTAAAGATGCTACGGGATTTTTTGATTCTATTCTAGAGGATAAGGAAATTGTTAAACGTGCTGCTGAAGCTAGTTCTGCATATAATCAATTACTCGGAGATGATTCAGGTGATATTAAGCAGAAGATCTTTAATGCCATTCTTTCTACTCAAATTACTGAAGGTTTATCATTCTACACATCATTTGCATGCTCGTTCTTCTTCGGTTATAGAGGTAAGATGGAAGGTAATGCTAAGATTATTGGATTAATTGCTCGTGATGAAAATTTACATGCTGCAATTACTCAAAATATTATGAAGTATTGGAAGGAAGATAAGAGTGAAGGCTTCCAGCAAATAATGAAAGATAATAAGCAGAAGATTTACGATATGTATGGCTTAGCTGCAGAGAACGAGAAGAAGTGGGGAGAATATCTATTTTCTCAAGGTTCACTATTAGGATTGAATGCTGAAATGCTCAGCGGTTATATTGAATGGTTAACTAATACAAGATTACGTTCTCTTGGCTATGATAAGATCTTTGATCAGCCTACTAACCCAATTGGTGGTTGGTTGAATAGCTTTTCAGATAGCTCTAAGGTTCAAGTAGCTCCGCAAGAGACGGAAATTAGCTCTTATAAAATCGGAGCTCGAGATACAGAGATTGGAGAAGAAGAGTTTAATGACTTTGATCTTTAATGCTTACCTTCTGATTTAATATAAATAACTCCTAGCGTTTATCTATAGTAGCGTAACCACTGAATACACGGTGGTTACGCTTTTTTTTCTTGATTTTATACGTGGTATATATTATAATATATGTATGAGTAAACAGATTTTATTTGATGAAGCAGGCCGTAAAAAGATTTTAACAGGCGTTGAAACGCTAGCTAAAGCTGTTAAGGTTACATTAGGACCTAAAGGTAGGAATGTATTAATCGGTAAATCATTCGGCTTACCAGCTGTTACAAAGGATGGGGTTACAGTAGCTAAAGAAATCTCATTAGAAGATCCTTTTGAGAATATGGGAGCGCAGATGGTACATGAAGTAGCATCTCGTACAGCTAATTCAGCAGGTGATGGTACTACAACTGCTACAGTATTAGCTGAAGCAATTTATAAAGTAGGTATTAGAAATGTAGCAGCAGGTGCTAATCCAGTTTATCTTAAAAGAGGTATTGATAAGGGTGTTGCTGCAGCTGTTGATGCGATTAAAGCAATTAGCAAGCCAGTTCAAGGTATGGATGATATTCGTCAGATTGCGACTGTATCTGCTAACTGGGATGCATCTGTTGGTAATATTATTGCTGATGCGATGGAGAAGGTAGGTAGCGATGGTACTATTACAGTAGAAGAAGCATCTGGTCTCGAAACTACACTTAATGTTGTTGAAGGTATGCAATTTGATAGAGGTTATCTTAGCCCATATTTTGTAACTAATGATGCAAGTACAGAAGCAACATTCGATAATGCGTTGATTCTCTTATGTGATAAGAAGATTACTAACCTGAATGAATTACTTCCATTACTACAGATTGTAGCTAAGAAGAATAAGCCTCTGCTTATTATTGCAGAAGATGTAGAAGGTGAAGCTCTATCAGCTCTTGTTGTTAATAAGTTACGAGGTACGCTTAATGTTGCAGCAGTTAAGTCTCCTGGTTTCGGCGATCGACGTCGTGAGATGTTAAAGGATATTGCAGTATTAACTGGTGGTTCTATTGTAACTGGAGATGATACTTTAAAGCTTGAAAATGTTAAGCTTGAAAACCTCGGACAAGCTAAGAAAGTTACAGTTACGAAAGAAGCTACCACAATTGTTGAAGGTAAAGGTTCAGTAGCTGAAATTGCTGCAAGGGTCGATGTATTGAGAGGTCTTATTGCTGAATGCAGTTCTGATTATGATCGAGATTCATTACAAACACGCTTAGCTAAATTATCAGGAGGTATCGGTGTTATTAGTGTCGGTGCTCAGACTGAACCTGAAATGAAAGAGAAGAAGGATAGAGTTGACGATGCATTAGCAGCCACAAGAGCAGCAGTTGAAGAAGGTATCGTACCAGGTGGTGGGACTGCTTTATTACAAGCCAAATGGGCTATTAAAGAGGTAGTTGACTCTCTTGAAGGTGATGAAGCTATTGGAGCTCGTTTAGTTGAAAAGTCAGTTGAAGCGCCAATTCGTCAGTTATGTGAAAATGCTGGTGTAGATGCATCTCAAGTTATATTAAAGATCTATGAAAGTAAATTAGGTTATAATGTAGCTACTGATGAATATGTAGACTTACTTCAAGCTGGTATCATCGACCCGACGAAGGTAACGCGATGCGCATTGCAGAATGCAGGCTCTGTAGCGGGAATGCTATTAACGACAGAGTGTCTTATCGTTGATGACCCTTCAGACAAACAAGAAGCTCCAGCTCCGATGAATCCTATGGGTATGATGTAACAATTGAAAAACAAACTAGAGGTAATAAATAATATTCTATGACTAAACTAACTACATATAGAGGTACAAACCCAATAACAAACATTGAATCTGCATTAGAAAACATGTTCAATTTAACTCCTATCTTCCATAACCTGGAAGAAGTATACATTACAGGTGATACTGTCCGCTTTTCACAAGGTGATGATGGTCTCGCAGTACAAATCGACATACCAGGTTGTAAGAAAGAAGATCTTGATCTGAGTGTTGATTCTGACACCAGAGATGTTTACATTAAAGCTAAACGCACTATTAAAAATAATGATAGTGAAAAACAACTAACACTCAATCGCTCGTTTTCAGTAGGTAGAGACTATGATCTTAAAAAGATTAAGTTTAACTATGAAGATGGTATGTTAGAAGTTAATGCTCCACGTAGAAAAAAAGAGGAATACATTAAGAAATACACCATATAACTATAAATAAAAATAGGCCGGGGCATAACTAAACGCTAAATAGGGGATGGATGGTGGGTTTTTAGCGTTTAGAATATTGATAATCTCTGTATATTAACTAAATATTGATACATGGAAATTATTAAATTCTCAGCAAAATGGTGTGGTCCTTGCAAGACATATAAAATTATTTTTGATGATGTTATATCAAAATATTCCGATATAACTGTAAAAGAAGTAGATATAGATGACAATGCTGATATAACAAAAAAATATGACATTACATCTATACCAACAACAATTATAACAAAAAATAATGTTGAGTTAGATAGGTTAAAAGGTATAATTATCGGTAAAGAATTAAAAACATCTATTGATAAATATATCGATATATAAATACTTATAATGATATTAAGTTTAACATCACCTCAAACAATAGAATCTATAGATTTAGGTGCATCTACTCCCAGATTAAGTGGTGTTGTAGATGTAACTGGGTTTGATAGTCTAGTTAGTCTTAGTGTGAATGAAAATGATATTCAAAATTTTATTTTTCCTCCTAATAGTAACCTTGAAGAGTTATCTTTAAATTATAACAAGTTACAAGGAACAGTAAATCAATACATGCCATTAGGTGTAAAAAAAATATCACTTGATAATAACTTGATAACATCTATATCGAATTTATCTACCTATACTAATCTTGAAGATTTTCGTTGTTCAGAGAATCCAATGACTGGTAATGTTCCAGATTTAAGTGATAACACAGCTTTAGTTAATTTTGTAGTTGGTGATAATCAACTCACTGGCTCTATCCCAGATTTAAGTAATAATACAGAGTTGGTTTATTTTAAGTGTCGCAATAATCAACTCACTGGCTCTATCCCAGATTTAAGTAATAATACAGAGTTGGTTTATTTTACGTGTCGCGATAATCAACTCACTGGCTCTATCCCAGATTTAAGTGATAATACAGAGTTGGTTTATTTTACGTGTCGCGATAATCAACTCACTGGTAATATTCCAAGTTTAAGCAACAATACAGCGCTTACAAATTTTGCGTGTTCCGATAATCAACTCACTGGTAATATTCCAAGTTTAAGCAACAATACAGTGCTTGGAACTTTTAAGTGTTTCAAAAATCAACTCACTGGTAATATTCCAAGTTTAAGCAACAATACAGTGCTTGAAATATTTAACTGTCGTAGTAATCAACTCACTGGTAATATTCCAAGTTTAAACAACAATACAGCGCTTGGAACTTTTAAATGTGGTTTTAATCAACTCACTGGCTCTATCCCAGATTTAAGTGATAATACAGCGCTTATAAATTTTACGTGTCGCAATAATCAACTCACTGGCTCTATCCCAGATTTAAGTGATAATACAGCGCTTACAAGTTTTGCGTGTTACGATAATCAACTCACTGGCTCAATTCCAGATTTAAGTGATAATACACCGCTTATAAATTTTAAGTGTTTCAATAATCAACTCACTGGTAATATTCCAAGTTTAAGCAACAATACAGTGCTTGAAATATTTAACTGTTTAAATAATCAACTCACTGGCTCTATCCCAGATTTAAGTGATAATACAGAGTTGGTTTATTTTGATTGTCACACCAATGACCTCACTGGATACGTGGCTGGTTCGGTACCAGTAAGTTTAAAAACTTTTAGAGCAAATAGCAATCAATTAACTGCAACAGCGGTAAATGCCATTTTAGCAGATTTCGTTGCCGCGGGTGCGACGAATGGTACTTTAAATTTAGGTGATCCGGGAAATGCTGCACCAACAGGACAAGGATTAACTGATAAACAAACATTACTTTCAAGAGGTTGGAGTGTAACAACAAATTAATATCATGGCAATACAAAAAATAACAAATGTCGATAATATCGAAACGACTCAAGAGCAGTGGTGGATACTATATAATGATGAAACAAAAATTGTAATAGAAGGTCCATTTCAATGCAGTGGGTATACATCATCACCACATATTATGGTGATTGCTGATACAGAAGAAGAGCTTCTAACATATATCGAAGAGAATGGTTTAATAGTTCCAATCGAGAAAAACGAGTAGATGATATAAGTATATCACTCTTTATACTATCTTTAGCTGGATATATTTGCGCTTGTATATATACTATAGATACAATAGGCATTAATGTTATTTTATTAACAAATTATATATTTGGTGCTACATGCAGTTTAACCATGATGATTGTATATTTTATGTATCGAAATAGATTAAATACTAATGTAATGTCTGATATCAATTTTAGTAATTCAAGCTATTATCGGTTTCTCAAGCAAGAACAGCAAGAGATCGAAAAATTAAAATGGATTGAATCAGAGAAAGTAGGCCGCGATATTGGATACAATAAAGCGGTTTTTTTGTGGACGAAAAACTACAGAACAAAATGGGTTACTAGTTTACCTAAAAGATAATACTAATTACTACCATTAAACCAAGCAATCCCACTGACTATAGCCGCTGTTACAGCTGTAACTATAGTCCATATAAATGCTGTAATTGATTTAAGTTTTGATTCTGATTCAGCTGCTTTCTGTTCAACTTCTCTCATACGTGTCTCATATTCAACAAGCCGCTTTAATATAGTGTGTGTTGTAGTGTTGAGACTAAGAATTTTTTCTTCAGCACGGGCTAAAGATACAACAGCTTCTGCCATCTTATCAATCTTTTCTTCAATTCTATCGAGACGAGTTTTTTCTCTAGAGTCCATATATATGTTTATATTTAAGAGATTTATTAGGGAATCTAATTGAAATCATTAAATTAATCTAATAAAAATTATTGGATTTAAATTAGGTATCACCTTTAGTAGGTTTATCGTTATCTTGGTAATTACCTTTACCTGGACCAAAATTAGATTTTTTCTCATTATGTTGAGGTCTAGATATTGATCTATCACTACCAGAATTAACTTCTTTAGCAATTTCTCTCAATCTTGTATTATTATCTACTAAGGTTAATGGTAAATTTGCAAAGGCATGAGAATGTTCATAGCATCTAACTTTATCATCATTACTATCTGCTATAAGAGTTATTGTACCACCGGTCCAACTATTATGGTTATCAGAACTATCTGCTGCATCTACATGTGTACCACCTTTAATATTTACTTTAAATTGTAGACCTGTTAACAGTTTAGCAAAAACAGTTGTCTGTTCGGTTAATTGAAACTCTCTTGGAGCAGTAACATGCTGTAAGAATGTTTCACCTTCTACATGTAACCCACCACCAACAACTAAATTTTTATTAACCCCGAGACTGTTTTCAATTATAATCTGTCTTTGACGTTTGTTTCTCATGTTTAATATTTCAGCACTAATATTAATAGTTTTAGCATCTATATTAATTTCATTTTCTGAACCTAAATTAATTTGTTCCCCAGCTATATTAGTTATGGTTCCTGACATATTTATAGGTCCGTATGTTTTTAGATGTAACCCACCTGCCCCAACCATTACGTTATATCTATTGCATACATTTAACGTTGAATTACCGCCAGGTAGATCTTGAACATGTACATATTCAAGTAATGGGCTATCAGATTGATTTACATATACACCATCATCATCAACTAAAACTTCATTGTTTATTGATTTACCGATATTATCCAGCCGTATACTACCGAAATCATTCATAAGAACTCCGATAGTTTCTAACTTATGCTTAGTTATTTCAATAACTTCACTACCACCAAGACCTAATTCATTTTCTATTTTAATTAAATCTTCTAAATTATCTTCAATTAACGACTGTAATTTATCTTTTTTTGTTTCAACGTCCCATTCACCATTTTGTGTTGAAAGATGTTTACCTTTACCATTTAACCAATCTCTACCACTTTCATTTACCCATCTTGAAACAATAGGCGCGGTTGTTGTTGATTGAGCTACAGTTTTTAAATCATTCATACCTGTAGGTCCATCAAATGTACTAGTAGAGAATTTACCAAAACCGTTACCAGGTTGTATATCTTCATTCTTTAAAGCTTTATATTCGTACTTACCATCTGTAACCGGGAAGTTTATAAAATCTCCAACTCTAGATTGCTCAGTACTATTACGCTTAACCATTATAGCACCGTTAGCGTTAAGTATATTATTATTATTTGTACGTTTAATTTCAAATAACTGCTTGTTGTTTTGTATAACAGCTACAATATCTTTCCATTTATCGAAATATTCGGTATTTAAAGTACCAACTTTTTTATATTTATCCCGCTTAATTATTTCATCAAAATCTTTACCAGTATACGAATTTTTAAAACCTTGAACTGTATCAAAACTATCATTTAATACCAATTTTTGATCATTTTTTGTAGCTAGTTCAATATTAACATTATTATTAAATTCTTTAAACGAACCACTATAATGGGTTAATTTAATTTTTTCATTTAAATCAGAATTGACAATTTCAAAAGTACCTCCTTTTTGATTGAGGACATATTTGTTTCTGTAATTTTCAACATTTTGATCTACTTCAGTTAAGGGTTCTGGATAATTTTCAAACTTACCAGGATAATCTTGAGGTTCGTTGTAGATACCATTCCAATCATCTGAACCATAACTAACACCAGTTACAACTGGGAAATTCGGATTACCATCTCTAAAAAATACATACACATGTGCACCAACTGCTGGTATACCAAATGCACCTTTTGCTCCGTTAGTATATGTTGTCGGTTTATACATATAACTATACGGGTTCGGGTTATTAACATTATTAACATCACCTGCAAATGCGTCTTCTAATCTAGCGTTTGCATTTTCATAAACTGAACCAGGTTTAGAGCCAGATGACGCTGCGAAATTAGAGTAAAAATTACCATCAGATGTATTAGCATGGTAATTAAAATCGTTAAACCTACCTGAACTATTCTCACTTGTTAAAGGTGAACATATTTCACACCATGGTAATACCAGTTTTAAATCTTCTAAAACTGATGTTAAATCTGAATCAATATTAAACCCGATAAATTTATATTTTTTATCTGTCTTATCTTCTATCCATTTACTATAAACCGTTCCAGAAATATGAGGTACAAAGACTTTAACCCTACCTCTTTGATCTGGATCGTTATTTTGAACGACGATTCCTATATATGTACTGTTATATTCTTTCATTATATTATATCCATTTTCTATCGGTTATGTTTCCGAAACGTTCTTCAAATATTTGTTGAGCTAGTAAAGTAATTGCACTGACAGTGCTAGGGTTTGGTAATCTTGATTTAGCTACATCCATATAATATGCTTTTTGTTCAAAATAAGTAGTAATGTTTGTACCGTTATCACCGACCCATTCCGGGTAACCTGCTGCAGCTTCTTTTTTTGCAAATTCTTGTATAGCAAAATAGTTAGACATTCCATATGGAGAAAAATCGTAATAGTCATCTATTTTCATTATAGTCGCTATAAACCTAGTAGGTATAATTGCTTGACCAGCGAAATATGCTGCTTCTTCTTCTTCCGTCATAGGACCAGCTAAACTAGATACTCTGGATAAAGATTTCGTTTGACTCTTCGTTACTTCTGCTACGGGGATTTCAGCTTGTGCTGCAGCTTCAACACCTGCTGCAGCTTCAGCAGTTTTTTCATCGCAAAAATTACCTTTAAAATTTGGTATACCTAGCTTTATATCAGGTACTGTAGTTAAATTCTTAACAAGCTTATTACTCATATTACCTATATCTTTTACGGTATCTTTTAGACCAGCAGCTGCTAATTTAGCACTCTCTACCTGCTGTACAATTTCATCTTCTAAAGCGTTTAAACTATTTTTAATTTCATCTTTAATACTTGCTGCACCTTTTTGTAATTCTGCACTAGCAGATGTAAATAAGTTCTTAGCTTCATTTAATTTACCTTTTACTGCATCAACTCCAGAATTAATATAAGCACCGACATCTATATCTTTAACGTCTGTAGCTAAACTCGATAGACCAGATTTTATATCTGAGACTAAATCAACTGCTCCACAAACTTTATCTTTTAATTCACCTTTAACATTACTTATAGTATCACCAATTACTGATGTCTTTACAGTTGTAGGTAATTCTAACGTTTTAGTAGGTATAATATTGTTAATTTTTTCTGTATATTCATCTAAATTTGGTTTAGGGAGCGGCATATAAATATTTACTTGACTATTCAGTTTTTACTACTATAATTAATGTATGTATGTATCACATGAAAGTCCTATATCATTTCTAGAACAATCACGATCGTATAATGATTACGATTATGCTTTAGTTCATCTATTTGAGACTCACCCAGAATATTATCAGTTTTTTAAAGATTCTATTAAATTAGGTCGTCAAGTATTGCTAGATAATAGTATCTTCGAGCTCGGTGAGTCTTTTGATTCAGAAAAGTTTGCTAAATATGCTGAAGAATTAAAACCTAGTTTTTATATTGTACCCGATGTATTAGAGGATGGATATGCTACAATTAAGAGTTTTTCTGAATTTACAGGTAAATATCCAGACTTACCAGGTTTAAAAATCGGAGCAGTTCAAGGTAAGACATATGATGAGATTGTCGATTGTTATAGGTATATGTCAGACTATGCTGATTACATCGCGATTAGTTTCGATTTTAGTTATTATATTGTAACTGGTATCGGTAAGACTAAATTAGAAAGATGGTGTGATGGTCGTCGAAGATTAATTAACCAATTAAAATCGGATGGTATTTGGAATAATAATAAACCTCATCACCTTTTAGGTTGTTCTTTGGCTAAGGAATTCAAAAGCTATATTGGTGATAGATCTATTAGATCTGTAGATACATCTAATCCAGTAGTTGCAGGTATTAAGGAACTTAGATATAATGGTGATCTAGGATTAAACGAAAAGCCATCGATTATGTTAGCTGATCTAATTGATCATGAAGTTACTGATACGGAGCAAGAGAATATAAATTACAATGTTAATCAATTTAAAAGTATTATAGGTCATGGTTATTAGTTTTACAGGAGCTCAAAGTACAGGTAAATCTACTTTACTGAAAGCAATTCAATTGGATGAACGCTTTCGTAAGTTTAATTTCGTACCAGAAATTACAAGGAGTTTAAAAGATAAATATAAGTTAGATATTAATGAGAGTGGAGATGAATATACTCAATTATTAACTGTAAATAGTCATCTATATAATTATCTCGATTTTAAAGGTAAAAATGTTGTATTAGATAGATGTATTCTAGACGGGTTGATATATACGATGTATCAGTATCAGACGAAAAAAATACCTATTGAGATATATAATTATAGTGAATACCTCTTTAGTAAATTGATTGGTAATGTAGATGTTATACTTTATACAGAACCTGACATACCCTTAGTAGATGACGGTGAGAGAAGTGCGAATAAAGAGTTTCGTGATACTATCATTAACCTTTTTGAAGAGGCAATCAATCATTTTAAAATAGATGTAGTAAGGTTAAGTGGTACAGTTGAACAACGGTTAGAAACAATATATAATACATTTGATAATTATGGCAAACAGTAAATTAGATAACAGCAATATTAGTAAGCATCTTGGTCAATCGTCTCAATATAAGAGTACGTATGATAAAGGTCTACTAGTAAGAGAACCCCGAAGTAATAACAGAGAGTATCTCAATATTTTTGATGATGCTTTACCATTCGTTGGTTCAGATACGTGGAATGCATATGAATGCTCATTCCTTTTAAAGAATGGTCGACCTGTAACAGGTGTAGTTAAATGTGTATACCCATGCAGTAGTAAGTATATTGTCGAGAGTAAGAGTATTAAACTATACTTTAACTCTTTTAATATGACTAAAATGGGAGATGGTAATGATAAAGCAGTTAAGAACTTCGAAGAAATTTCTGCTAGAGACTTAAGTGAATTACTTCAGACTGATGTTAAGGTATCATTTCATAGTGGTGTACGAGTAAATAAAAAGTTTAATAGTCCAGATAATGAATGGGATATTGAGCATTATTTAAATGTTGATCTCTTAGAGGATTCTAGCGAGCTTGAATATACTCAGTATACTGAAGATCCAAGTTTATTAGAAGCAGTTAGTCGAGAGAATGAAGTAGAGCAGAAGTTCTATTCTGGTTTACTTAAGAGTAACTGTCGTGTTACTTCTCAGCCAGATTGGGGGGATGTATTCATTCATATTAAATCAAAGAATGCTATCGATGCTCATAGTATATTGAAATATGTTATATCATTTAGAGATGAATGTCACTTCCATGAAGAAATTTGCGAGTGTATATATAAACGTTTACAAGATGCGTTCGAACCGAGCGAACTCTTAGTAATGTGTCTATATGCGCGACGAGGTGGTATTGATATTAACCCAGTTAGAGCATCAAGCAATGATCTAATTGAACGGTTTGCTAAGCCGCTTGTTGATCCTGGGATGATACATATCAAAACGAGTAAGCAGTAATATAAGAGCCGATAGCGAAAGTTATCGGCTTTTTAATGCGCACAAAAAGAGACCTAGCTCAAATTAATGAACTAGGTCTCAAACTATATCTGTTAACCAGATAGCGGATTAATCCGCGTTTAATTCGGCTTAGAAGTAAACACTCTGCGTAGCAGGAGTGAATGCTTGTCCGAGTCCGGTTACAATGATAACGTGATAGTAGAGATTAGCACCGAAGATATTGTCTACGACACCATAACGTGTAAGCAAGCCTACACGTGGCGCGAAGTCATTCGGTCCAATTGTTCTCTGAACCATAACTGGGATGTATGGGCAATAGATAAGACCAGTGTCGTAAAACTCTGGACCCTTATAACCAAGAAGTGCGTATTCAACAGTACTGTTGATCGCTGCACCGCCAGAAAGGTCATTCTTAAGTGCCTGACCTTCTGTACGTGTGTCACGATAAACGTTGAAACGTCCACCAAGATTACCAATTTTTGCAACACCGACAGGTTGTGTATTAACACTACCTTGTACTGGTGCCCATTGGAATTCAGGAAGCATTTCAAGAATTGCAGCAACACGTGGAGTACAAACTATAAAGTTTGCAGCACCTCTACGGTTACGAACAGCAATTCGATTTGCTTCAATGATTAATCTTTGGTAGAAATCACGGTTACGCTCTACTAACCATCGGCCATCAGCGGACTGTGGAGCCCAAACTGAGTAACCAACACCTTTACCAGCGTTGAGAGAAACTTGAACCATTCTCATAAGCATTTCACGGTCGATTTCGGCCTGAATTTCATACGACATAGCGTTTGTCAATTCAGTATCGATGTCGATACCATTCATGTTTTTGAGATCTTGTTCAAGCTCTACCGACCAACGTGCGCCTAAGCGACGTGTACCGGCTTCAACTGCAGTCTTCTCAAAGGATACTTCCATAGTTGGAATATCACCTGTGAGCTCGAAGTTTTGAAGGAGTCTTGCGACACCTCTATCAGCTTCGCTGAATGCACCAAACTCTGTACTTTCATCACCACTTAAGTAGTTAGCAGATGTACCAGTGTAGGCTGTGTATAGCTCTTGGTATCCAGCTTCGGTTCCGCTTCCACTATTAGCTAGTGAAGAGATAGTACCAGGTACGCTCGGAGTAGGAGCGGTATTGTTGTCAATACCGTTACCCAGAACTTGGCCTGAATACTTATAACGAAGTGCGAAAGCAAGACCAACTGGACCTGCCATAGGCTGGACACCTACGATTTCATTTGTAATTAACTCGGGAAAAGTACGTCTAATCATTGGAATCAAGATTTTTGGAAGACGAGCATCATTAGTAGCATAGCTGTCAGTTCCAGGTGTACCGGAAGCGTTGCCGCCAACTCCGATAGAACCACCGTTACCGAAAGCACCGCCAGTGCCTGATGTGTTACCCTCTTGAATGCACCATGCTTCTTGGTTTTCCAATAACATTGCTGTATTCAAACGAGTGTGACTGTCTTCAATTGCTGCAACACTCTTAGATGTGTAGTCCAGAACTGGAGCCCACTTTTCTAAAAGAGACGAAGCTCTTGATTCATCAATATATGCCTGTGAAGGTCTAATTGTATTTGTATTCATAATAGATTTTTTCCTTTATATCGACCCCAAGGTTTTTACGTAAACCAGGAAACTCAGGAATGCCTAAACAATGTAGGAAATTCTTAGTACTTTGAAAGTTCTTGAAGATAAGGTGAGTCATTAGATGCACTTTGAACCGGTGCACTTTCATGTATAACACGATCTACTTTCTCCGTTGTACTATAAGCCTCTTCTTTTAGAGTCTCGAGCCTGCTCTCTTCCTTTTTCTTGAAAAGCTTAACAGTATAGTCGAAGTTCTCAGAGATAAACTCTGCACCCTTACCGGATAGTACCTTCTTGACATACTTTTTAGCTCTTTCATCGAGTTGCGCTGCCTTATTTTCTAGAATAAACTCAGATTTAACTGCATCTAATTCTTTCTTTACTGCGGCGTTCTCTTTAAGAACAGACTCAAGCTTCTTAGAAGCTTCATTGATTTGGTTATGACCATCTAACACTGCATCTTTAACGCTTTCTTTTTCAAGAGCGCTATCAACTGCAAGGTGTGATCTTAAATTTTCTAATACCTTCTTAGCTTTGGTATTTTTAACTGCTTCTTGAATGCTAGCAGTTGGGATTTTTTCATCGATATAAACGTCGATGTAATCAGAAATGCTTTCTACTAAGCTTTCCTTAAAGTCATTAGCATCTTCTGTTAATGTTGTTTCATACTTACGAATAACTGCTTTAAGCTTATTAGCTCTATCAGCATCTACCGCTTCAACCACTGTCTTTAATTTAGCACTATGATCATTATCGATATGAACAATCAATTCTTCAAGCTTTTCAGAATATAATTCATCTTGATCATTTAATGCTTGTTCAACATGAAGCTCAACCTTATCATTGACTTTTTGTTCAAAGACGTTTTCAATTTCAGATAACACTTCATCGTTAAGTGCTCCGCCGGTTGCTTCTTTTAGAATTGTTTTAATATTACTCATGGTTAAAAATATTTATATTATTATTTATGATTTGCTGCTTAATTTTCTGATCAATTACCTCAGATAAATTATTACTTGCATTCTGGTAATCTTTGTTCATGACATTACCGATAAATTTCCTAATATCTGTCTTTACATCTAACATATTAATTATTTATAACGTTCTTAGGAATTTAATAATGTTTTCTTTAAGAAATGCATCTTTATTTTTTAAAGGCATTGTTGATATGTTTTTCTCAAAAATATCATAAGCTTCTTCGAACTGACCATATGCATTAACAACGTATTGCTTACTCTCTAAAATGCCATTTACAAAAGCTTTCGGAAACGATGGATCAGCTACACAATCAATAGCTACTAATTTAAAGTCTTGAACACGGCTAACACCATCTTGGCCTGATTCTGGTATTAACTGACCTAAAGCTCTAGAGCTCATACCGACTCTTACACCATCATTAATAAGTGACCTGACAATTAAACCTGTTGGTGTAGAAAGAACTTTACTCTTACCGTAAAATACATTACCATCTTGCGTCATTTCTGTAACTAAGTGGCATGCTCTTTCTAGATCAACATCAGCTGTAGTTGGGTGATTTAACTCACCCATTGCTCTACCGGTATTTACCATCGTATCTTCGTACCGTTTAATTTCTGTTTGCATTTCGTTAAGAGAATAAATTCTTTTATTCCTATTAACATCTTCCGCCATCATATATGGACCTTTAATAAAGAAATTTTGAGAGCCTTTTGAATTACCTTCTTCGACGATATATTCAAATTCTTCTTTCGGTGCAGGTGATTCAACTATAAGATTTAAACTCATGTAATATTATTTATACTAGTAGGAACTATTTACTACTATTTTTTATTTTATACCTAATTCTTTTTCAGTTAAAATTAAAAATTCATAACCTTTTTTATCTGCCCATTTTTTAGCTGCTACCCATTTAGCTTGATTGACAACCCAAGTCTTTTGTTCATATAATATAGTCGTCCTTCTTTTACCTTTGGTGTTGCATGGTTTTTCGACTTGTTTACTTGGCTTTATTTCTATTAAAAATTTCTTTTTATTATTTTTATTATCCAGGAAAACTATAAAATTATCGACAAAATAACGGTGCACCTTATTATCTATAGGACTTAAATACGGTATTACAATATTTTCACTACCCCAAGCTAATACATTTTCATTTAAATCTGCCCATCTAAAAAACTTTAATTCCCAACTCGACCTATATACAGGGTCTCCTTTACCTATGTATTTTTTATTGTTATTAGGTTTGAATATACCTTGTCTATACCTTTTATCCTTTTTCATACTATAAATATAATTATGATATTTGAAGAAAAGATAATAACTAATTCAAGCATTAGACAAAAAAATCTAATGAGACCAGCTAAAGTGGCGTATGAAAATCCTGATACCGGTGTTACTATAAACAAAAAAGGTGCATATTATCTCATTAAAGATACTGCAGATGTAACAGTTAAATATCTAGCTCATCTATGTTATGCATCTTATGATAATCCAATAACAAGTTTAAAAGGTTTATTTACTCAAAGTGAGATAATTGATTTTGTTGGTAGAAGTAAAGAACAAGAACATACAAAACAACTTTTAGAAAATATATTAACAGATGCAGGTAGTATAAATCAAGTATCATATGATACACCTGTAGTAGATAATAGTACTGATGCAGTTGATCTATCAGTAACTGATGAAGAGGATGTATACGGTGATTATGAATCTGAACCGGAAGCAGATATACAAATAACTACAGTTAAAGAAGTTTTAAGTATAAACGATGCAAGTGGTATTATTCAAAAGCTAATTGAAATATTTCAAGCTACCGATTAACCAACAAAGAACATAGCAGGGTCTGCATCTCCTTGACCTGGTGCAGCCCCTGTAAGTAGTTGCTCTTCTAATGCTTGCTTTTCAGCTAAACCCTGTGTCATCAAATCTGTAGCGTTTACACTACCCCCGCCAAAAAGAGATACACTACCATATTTACCTCTTATATTAGCAACTACCATCTTTGTAAGAGCTAATGTATATTGATATACCCATAATTCTTTAATAATATCTCTAATAGGTCTTTCTACGTAGCATGCAATGACACCGTAAAATCTTATATCACTATTACCAGCATTAGGTTGAGGGTACATTCTCATAATTTGTGTTCTTTCATCAAATGTATATGATCGTCTGGTAGCTAATAATTTTTCTCTCGTTTCCATCCAATCTTTCATAGCATACCAACTAACCAAATCAAAGCCGTAATTACCCATTGCATAACTAAAATAAGTTTGTTGAGCCATCGTTTGTTCAATAGTAAACAATGTATTAATACCAGTAGATGAACCTTCTTCAAAGTCTGTCATAGCCACAACTTTTCTATAATCCATTACATCGTAATCGAAACTATTGATAAATTGACCATTATTACCGTTATCAGAACCTTCAACGGTAAATTTATCTTGAACTTTTGTTTTAAAAATTGAGCTAATTGTCGGAACTTCGGTGATAATATTAGTATAAAAATCAGGTGTAAAAATATCATATGCATCTATACCACTTAATAAAGCTGAAGATAAAGAAGATATACCTGTAAATAATGAACCAGGTGCACCACTAGTAGAAATGTAAACTGTATTATCTTCTACTAGTTTTGTAAAATCTGGATTTCTAGTTCTTAAATCTTTTTGCTCTTTAAATGTATCACTATTCTGCAGAGTAAATAACTCATCTAATCTTATACCATAATTTCTCTTATACATTGCACTATCAAATATAAGATACTCTTTTGTGTATCCAGCAAATTTTGTAAAATATTCGCATGCGATACTTATATTTTCATAAAGCTGGTCTTTATGTACTTCAACATTGATAAATGGATACCCGAGAGTACGTAATACTCTATCACCTAATCTACTAAAACTGTCAATTCTATTATTAAGATTGGTACTTTGGAACCCTGATATTGGAGATATTTCGCAATTAGCCATCAACAATATTTAATATATCTTTGTTAGATTCAATTAATTAAATAAATAATAATATGTCAGCACCTAATTACAACGCAACAGTCGTACCTTCAGTAACCGGAGCAATGTCCACTGAGTATTTTGAAGACTTTTTAAATACTACTATGAATCCAACATCAGGTGAATTGATTACTATATTAGATCACGGTAGTTTAGTATTAGTCTGGAAAGATTAATTAGCTAATTAAGCAACAGGTTCTTCGATTGGTTCTTCAATCGGTTCTTCGATTGGTTCAGCACCAACATCAGCTTCACCTCCACCGAATTCAGGAGGCATGCCACCTACTTCACCACCACCAGCTACATCACCTCCCGGTGCAGCTGCTTGCTCTAAATCATCTCTCCAATTAGGTCCACCGTTAGTTATTTGAGCTAATTCCCACTCTAACTCTTTATCTTTACGTAAGAACTCTCTGTTAGCTTTAATTTCTACATCAGACCAGCCAAGATATTTCTTTTGACCGTACGTAGCTGAAATATATTCATTAGTAGCTAATGAATTAAAGTTAGCAGCTTTAAGTTCTAACTTCTGACTTTCTCTCATTTCATAGAAATTAGTCGGTACATTAAATTCCAAGTGTATATTTTGAGCTTTAAGATCGTACTTAGTGAACATATCTTTTAATTTAAGATGTGTTAAAAAGCCATTTTTTATACCTTGTGCAAAATGTTGTTGTAAACGTATAATAAACTTAGCAAATTTAAGCTCTTCTCTTAATATCTGATCACCATCACTAAACGTTGAATCTGGGTTTAATCTATTTGTTGGTACTTTTAAAGCTTTATATAGTTTATTAACAAAATACATTAAATCTGCTAACTCACCAAGATTAGCTCCACCAGGTAATTGAGTAACTGATGTACCTTCAGAGCCTGCTCTTTTAGCAAACCAGAATGAATCGAGCATACTTTGCGGGTTAAACTTTTGAACTTGACCAGACTGACTGCTATCAAAAGTCTTCTTACTCCAATACTCTTGGATTAACTTTCTCAAATATGCTTCAGCTTTTGGCGGTGCCATGTTACCGACATCAACATTAAATACGAGACGTTCTGGTGCTCTTACTAGTCGATATATAACAATAGAATCTTCAACAAGTGATAATTGTCTATATGCACGACGGGCATTCTCAATATACGGTAATCTAAATGTCTTATCTTGATTCCATATACCGGAATTGATATAAGATATTTGATTATCATCCATTGGTATAAAATCAAATTTATCAATCTTACCAGGTTTAGTTGGATCAAAAATAGGCTTACGTAATATGTAACCTTTAATGATCATATTTTGAATATTATCATATATAGGGTCAATTAAATCTGACGGTAAATGTACAACACCAAGAATACCATCTTCAGTATGCTGCTTATGTATAATATGTTCAAAATAAACTTCAGCTTCAACTAACAATTGTCTAAAATATTCAAAACCTTTTCTTTCTAATTGAAAATATTCTATATATTTTTCAAATTCATCTGTTAAATTTCTCTCAATGTCACTCGGAAGTTCAGTATTTCTTAATATTAATTTTATAATATTACCTTGAGCATCTTTATTAATACATTCATCACATATTTGATCTAATGCATCTGAAATTTCAGCAAATGATGCCATTATTCTATAATCCTGTAAACGGCCTCCTTTATTTTCTTCTACATTAGCATATACTAAATTACCATAATTACCATCAACACTTATCTGACCTGTACCTGTATTATTATATTCATTATTAAAAAATATACTATTTTTAGCTAAAGCTTCAGTTCTTTTCATACCGACATCTTCAAATGATTGGTATTTTGGATTTAAGTCATTAAGAACTTTATTAAAATCAACCGTCTGGTATGGTAATTTATTTAGAATGTTTTTGAAGAAACCGGATTGTTGCCCGTTATTTTGTTGATCTGCCATTGTAATTATTTATGATTTATTCTACAATAATAAAGGTAGAATTGGTGCTTAAAGATTGAGAGTGTAAAGTTGCGTCACTAAATGAATATCCAGCTATGTTATAAGGTATAAATCTAATAGAACCTGAATTAATATTAGGTGTTTCAACCATTATTATATTATCATTTAAAACAGTATAGTTAACTAACTGACCTGATATAGCTGGTTGACGAGTAAACCCGTCTATAGATGTTAGGTTAGTATAAAATGAACTGTTATTCGTACTGACTAACATATTTGTAACATCATTAAATCTATTACCATTCAATATTACATTACCTGTAATATCTGAAGTTAGAGTTATATCATCAAATAACTGAACACCATTATAAAATATATCTGTTATCGTTGGTGTACCTGAAATATATATACTTTGTGTATCTGAAATTAACCCAGTTGAAGTTGGGAATGTATATGAATTACCTGATAGAGCTTCAAAATTATCATAATTTTCTAATTTATTTTCTAAATTAGTATTTTGATCTATATAAAATATATTACCAGCAGGACCTGTAGTATCTTTAAATAGCCAGCCTTTTATAGTAAAATTTGTATCAGCAGTTACTCTAGCTTTTTTCGATGATGTTAGCTCTGTTGGGTAAGACATTGAAATATTACCATCCCATAATATTTCACTTCTAATTTCTTGCTCGTTAGTTAAGTCAAAATCAGTAGGTACCTTCCAACTTACTATAACATACGGGTTACAAAATGGTACAAAGTTACTAATAATTTGATCCATATCGGTTTGATATCTACTCAGAACAGATACCTTTAAAGATATATTAACTGGTATAGGAGATTTTATATGAGTTGAAGTCTTTTCTTCCCCAACTGTACCTTGATAGTAAAACCCATCTAACTTATTAAACACACGAGTTTCGTCTCTATTTATACCAGTAATATTAACTGCAATTGCTGGTAGTGTTATTGTTTTATTTTCGTTAATGATATCATACATCACTCTCTCTTTAGGAGCGTATATATATCTTACATTTATCTTATCCTGTTCTTGCCTATCTTTATTGTATCTGCTTATTACTACATCATCAAACGCAGCAATAAACTGCGTTACCATATCTTTAATTTCGAAGTAAAAAGGTTTTGCTCTCACTTAATTATTTATCCCAAGGAAACACTAACCAATCAGAAGTATTGATTATTTCTCCAGAAATAGTATTTTCGTTAAATTCTGTATCATGTTTTGTCGTTAAACTGCAGTACAGTAATTCACCTATATCTGGGTATTCAGTTTTAATTAACGAATTAACAGCTTCAAAAGTTTTACCACTATCATTGATATCATCTACTACTAATACATTACCCGAGATACTATTCGGTTTTTGATATACTAAAGTTTCGAGATATTTACCATCATCATGTCGTGTGTTAATACCTAAGTTTTGTAAGTTTTTTATGTCAAGCTTATAACTCAATATAGCTCCAGGTATCAAACCACCTCTACCTAGAGCAATAATTGTATCATATTTGATACCACTTTTAATAATAGTCTCTGAAACTACATTACTAAGAAATTCTATATCGCTCCACGTAACTTTTATTTTGTCTACCATACACTATTATAGCGTATGTCTGTTGAAAGTCAATAATTATTTCTACGACTGTAAGTGTCAGCAAATAACTTTAATATGTCTGCTTTATTACCTACATCTAAATTACCATCAGCAATAGATTGTGAAATTTCATTCGATCTACGTTCAATTAATTGCTTCAATTGCTGAATTGTCATTACACCGTAACCTTTAACTTCAATCGTATCCTCATCACCTTCAATTTCTTCATCTGAAATACCACCGAAGCTAGGCATAGCACCTGCGTTAGTTTTAAGTGAAGTGTTTAAACCAGAAAATTGATTATAGTTACCTTTACCAACTTGTGGTCTATACTTGTTACCTTTACTCTGTTGCTGATCATAAGCAATACCTGATTGGTTTAAACTTTCATAGATCATTTCATTGTCAGTTTTATTATGCATATTAAATCTTCCCCGTATCTATTAAACCTGCAATCACATCAAATGCTTCATTATCATCTCTAGGAAGCTTCACACCAATATTTTGTAAGTCTACACTACTTATCTTCTTACCATCAGGAGTAAAGATGGTATAAAAATTATGCGAATAATCTTCTTCATATTCTGTCGTATAAGAGATTGTATAACCTTTATACTCTTGTTCTGCATCTGCATGCGAGTCTTTATAATCTTCATTATACTCGCTGATAAGGCTTTTATACAATTCTTTGAATGACTTCATAATATTATTTATATAAATTCGTTAAATCTCTCAACAATCTTTTCCCACTCCGTACACTCTAACTCATATACGTTCTTAAGATAGTTAGCATTACGTTCCTCTACATCCTTCTCTGTGTAGGTAATCTTTTTCTCAGCCACTCGCTGTAACTGAGCCTGGATCCAATGCCTATACTCGTGCACCAGACTCTGAAGGAAGTATATACGTCTTTGCTTCTTAGAGGAACACTCACTACACTGTAACGCTATCTCTATCTCATCTTCGTTCCAAAAGTACTGAGAGCCAGCACCAGCTATACCCTTTACTTTAATCTCATGCACCCACCACTTCCTCGTCTTAACTAAATTGTTAGTATGGAACATAAGAAAGTTCTCAAGCTTACGCTTATCAATACCGTAGTACTTGAAACGTTCCCGTATCTTCTTATCACATTTTAGCTTTATAACGATCATCTTACCTCTATATTATATCACTGTTCCTAATATAGAGGTGTTCCTGACCTAGTACCGGCCGTGTAAGTCACCTGCACTGTTAGCGCGCTCTCGAGCATGCTTAATTGCGTTATGAGATATTTCCTTTATTAGTTCCAATTGCTCTACAGATAGGTCAATGTTCCTGTCAATTGCTGCTTTACAAACAATCTTATTTAAATCCTGTAATACTCCAGTATAATATTTAGCTGCGTATTTAGTTGCACTTAATTCGTCCATATATCTATTTAATATCGGAACACTATAGTTCCATCTTTTATTAAGTTCCCCCCACAAAGCGCAACGCGCAGAGTTCCCGCTCAAAGCGCAGCTCTCATATATACGGAACACCTCCTTTTCGGAACACTATTAATACGGAACTAGGAACATTCTTAACTCTATATGTTCCAAATATTAGAAGTTCCTATGGTTCGGTACGTTCCAAGCTTCCCCATAGAGGGTGTTATATGGAACGTTCCGAACGGTAGAGCATTGGGAGATGCAGTGCATTGCTATGTATACTACGTCTGCTACCTCTGCAAGGTGGGGTTCGGAAAGGCTCGGTATATTCGGAACTAGTTCGGAAAGGCTCGGAGATTTAGATAGTCGCCGGGGTATATATAGAGAAGGGAGACGCGATCAAAAAATTTTGTATTGGCATGGGTGAGCACCGGTTCGGATACCCCGCTCTATATATAGAATTCTCCCACGGTTACCGCTCTGAGCGGGGGCTCTCTGCTAGCAAGGGTGTACCTCTCAGAGTACCCCTTACTGGAGAGGTAAAAAGAGGCCTAGCTCTTGCGAACTAGACCTCATACAACACAACAATTAAAGTGATTACCATTCAACCTCTTCAGGATGCTCATATTCCCAATCTTCGATCTCTCTACTCAAGCGGTTCATTTCACGCTCGTAATGATATGCTGCACTATTATCACCCTCTGCGAGCGCTTCTTCGTAATTGTTATGAGCGGCCATGTATTGTTTACTTAGTGGTATGATATCTTTCACACTCGAACTCTTTTGAGATTGTGAAGTAGATGTTTTACTGTTAGCCATATATGCTTCGAAAATTAAATCTCGATCTGTTTTCATATTACTATTTATAATTATACTACTATTATTTCGATGTTATAATTATTTTAAAATGTTAGGCAGTTTAAACTCTTGCCTAGGAAACAACACAACCTCTATCGGCGACTTAGCTCTGGCCCGCAGCTTACAATTCGATCCTTATTAGCTTCCTGCCAAGCATCCTGCTGAATGCTCTTAGCTCTCTCGCCTGCTAGCTCTAGCATCTTGACATAAGTCTCTTCATGCGAGCTATAAAGCTTATCAGTAATGATGCTAGCAAATGCCTGCGCTCCCATTACCTTGCTAGCATATACAATTGTCTCAATCGCATTGCATACCTCACCAATCGATACTTCCTTCGACTTTGCTTCTGTCTGGTTAGGTACTTCGTTTACTTCTACTCCGTTAATTTTTGTAGTAATGCTCATAATTTTTATTTGTTGTATTTTTGTTGTTAGTTATATCTCTCTTACCTCTATATTATATCACTGTTCCAGCTAGAGGATTTGCATTCTTATCTGCTAATGCTTCTTCAACGATCTTACTCGCTAGATTCCATGCCATAAAGGCTGCTGTCTGAGCTACGATACTCTCACCTGGTGCTGTATAGCTTGCGAGGATGTCTTGAAGCTCTTTGATATTCTCTGGTGTATGGAAGAGGCCTACTGGTGTGATTGGGTTTTGCATATGTTGTGTTTGGTTATTGGTTATTGTTTACTCTATTATTATATCTAAGTTCCTAATACTCGTCACTTAAGTGATCGAAGTGGTTATGTGCATCTCTGTACCCCTCTTCTGCTTCAGGGTGAGCACTCTTCGCTTGATCAGCTGTCTCGTACATGCCTAAGAAGCGTTTCATGGTCTGGCCTTCAAGCACTGACCCTTGAGGCCATTCGCCGAATTCGTAAACGCTGAAGGTACCGTATTGATTCTGTTCGATTGTCTGCTCTGTTGTATTTGTCATACCAATATTATATCAGAGTTCCTACTTACCAGTCGTGGCGTTGCGAAGGAAGCTCTGGGTTGATCCATTTGTCGGCTGCTTCCTGCATTCGAATAGCCATGTACTTAACTATATCTTCGGGCTCAAATGGCTCCTCGTCTAAGAGATCTTTCATCATTGCTGCAAATGCATTCAATACATCGTCCTGCAGTTTGAGATGTACCAGAGAATTGATTCGGTTATATGTGTTGTCGTGTTGTTTCATAGTAATATTATATCGTGGTTCCTATTTCGAGAAATCGATTATCTTATCTTGATACCAAATAGCGTATTCGTCTGCTCCTGCGACGAACTTGCTTGCTTCTTTGAAGCCGTCCCAATCGTTTGCAAAGTCGCGAACCTCCTCGAGCTTCTCTCCTTGAGGGCTGAATCGGACTGTCGTGGCTACGTATACATCTGTTGTGTTTGTTGTGTCTGTCATACTACTATTATATCAGGGTTCCTATTTATCGAGCATGGTCTCTAGACGGTCATTCATATCAGTAAGGAACGCCAGACGGTGAATTGTTCGGTCGGAACTAATATCATCCGATAGCACTTCATATAGTTCCTTAATATTTTCCTCTAGAAACTCTACGGTGTAGTGTAAGTGAACGGAACGTTCCTCTTCAGTTAGATCTTTGATACTTCTGATTGTGTGTGGGTTTCGCATGTTCTTATTATAGAAGGGTTCCTCTATACTGATTCCAACGTACCGCCAAAGTGCGCTACTTGTAAATGCGCATTGATCATCTTAACGATATCGGCATCGTAGATCGAGAACGTATGTTCCTTCTCCTGTACATCGTTTTTGAAGTTCTTTACCACTACCTCCTCTTCATCGCGATTATCAATGAAGAAGTGCGCTACTAGATCTTTAATTTCGAAAAGTGATTCGCACTTTGTTTTAATCGTTGCTATTGTGTCGTATTTGCTCATACTTATATTATATTAAAGTTCCTTATTGGACTGGGACCGTGATTACAAGGCCGATATACGCCATAACTGCGATAGCTGCTCCTACAAGAGAAGCGAGTGCGATGTCTTTTAGATGTGTCATATCTATATTATATCTGAGTTCCCTGTTAGTTCATTGATTTGAGATCGTCGAGCTCGGCAGCGATATCATTTAAGTTATCTTCTGCGTCTATGAGCTTATCCCTGAGCTCTGATACATCATCTGAAGCTTTAATCCATTCCCTGCTAAGGAGGGCTTTCCTATTTTCAATCCAATCTCTATCCATACTACTATTATATCTCTGTTCCTCACTCATGATTCAGTTCTCCCTGTTCGGCAGTAGTTCCTTAATGCTGTCGAGCGACTCAATTCGCTTCGCTCACGAGTCCTCTCAGTGTTCTGCTTTGAATCTCGTATCCGTTGCAGGTAGCGATCTTGCGTTTCGTCGTCGAGCTTGTGCCAGTAGTTGGCCGCGTCCGATTCTGATTCATCATCCTGCAAAATGTGATTTTCTAGCACATAGAGCCTCCACGCCTCATCTGATTCTGTGCCAGCAGAACCAGTCGAAGATTCACAATGACTATTCTTCTCGGCTTCGTGCTGCACCTTAGTTTCTGCCGTAGCCTCTTCTGCTCGGCGCTTCATGTTTTCCCATTCGCTCATAGTCCATTTAAATATTGCATACAACTATTATATCGAGGAGACTCTTTCCTTTTCAGTACTCAAGTCCCCATACTTTCAAACTTTATTATTCAAAATTATCCATCCAACAAATACCACTTACCCTTCCATTAACTTCTTCAATTAATTCAAAATTCTTCTCATCATCTAAATCTTTTCCAACTAACTCTTTTACCAAATCTTCCCTATAATAACCTATACCACTTTCTTCATTTAAACTAAATTCAACCCCAACATCTTCCTTCTCAACAAAACTACAAAACTCTTCTACATAACTTAAACCTTCCTCTTCTTCTCCATCTTCCCTATAAAAACTTAACAACTCTTCACTATTATCTTCAAACTCCTTCTTACCAATCTCAACAATTTCCTTAAAAGTTTTATTATTAAACCACTTAACTTCTTCAATTTCTCCTCTACTTCCAACTTCAATTTTCAAATAATTTTTCATAATATATATCTCCTTTTGTTAATTTAATTTCCTTTACTATTATATTATATCAGAGTTCCTTCTTGTACCCTTCAAACTCTATATCCAGATCCCTTATACATAACCCCTTTACATAATCTAGACCATTACATCCAAAATCCTCTTGAATTAGATCCAAGTCAAAATTATTATACAAATAATTTAAGTCATATACTTTTTCGCTGTTTTTATTTTCCATACTAATATTATATCAGAGTTCCTATTATGGGAGCGCCTTTCGCTTTCGCTACTCAGCGCTCGTACGAGCTACCTTATGCTCGGTCGTAATGGTCCAGCTCACCACTCTCATCCATCGCCTGCATCTTGAGGCAGATCTGACGATCGTAGAATTCTACTGCTGAACGATCACCATCGGCGAGCGCTTCGTTGAATGCTTTGTCGAGTTCTGTAAGTGTCATTGTATTTGTCATACCACTATTATATCAGAGTTCCTCGAAATGGTGGGCCTGGTCGGACTTGAACCGACGACCAAACGATTATGAGTCGTTTGCTCTGACCAACTGAGCTACAGGCCCTGAAAATAAAATACACAGGATAGGGCGTTACTCCTATTATGGTCTTTGTGGAACTAGGCTTACGGTTACCAGCCGATCACCATGCTTCTATGCGCTTCGCGTTTTTGCAAGTTACAGTCTGGTGCAGCTAACCGTATCTGCCTGACTTGCATAGAAATTGTACCCAGGTATCTTTATAGTGCGCCCTGGGCTATACACTTTAAATGGCGGAGATAGTAGGATTCGAACCTACGGAAGCGATTAAACTTCGACTCTTTAGCAAAGAGCTACCTTAAACCTCTCAGTCATATCTCCATAAATGGCTGCGAAGGTAGGGATCGAACCTACGACCTATTGATTAACAGTCAACAGCTCTACCACTGAGCTACTTCGCAATAAAATGGTATCGGTGGTGGGATTCGAACCCACACTGAATGCATTTTAAGTGCAATGCCTCTCCCGTTGGGCTACACCGACATATTGTCTCTTGCGTTTACCAATTTCGCCACCTCGGCTTATACTATCAAAGATCTACGTATATTATATATACGTTCCTACTTTTAAAACAAACTCCTCTCCGCGTCATCCAACTACATCGTCGGCGGAGAGGAATACCCCTTTCTTCTACTACGCGGAGACGATACTATTGTTTCGGAGGGCTCGTGCCATCTCACGCGGTGCTACCTTTTCCCAAGTACCAGTGAACTGATTCTTCATTACTAATCGTTTCGCCTGATGACCTACTACGGAGAACGCTCCAGTGTCTGGATTACGCTCAAGTACTACTGAGAATAGGTTCGGGTTGCGGGTGCGGGATTCTACTTTTACTGTTTTGTTCATATCTTTTTATTATCTTGTTAACTTTATTATTATTTGTTTATTATTACTACTCTACTATTATATCGATGTTCCTATTCGCACGCTAGATTTAAATCATTATCGACGTAAAACTCTCGTACATCTGATTCTGATAGATAGTTTAGTAGCTCTTTAAGAAGAGGAGCTGCAACGAGCTCTCCTTCGTCGATGCCTTTAGCAATTAAGTTTGTGAATTTTCTTGAGTCGCTCATAATATATGTTGTATGTTATCTCTTTACTCTATTATTATATCGGTGTTCCTTATGATCCATACTCTGCAAACTCTACTTGAGCTTTAAAACGAGCTCGCTTACTAGCAGTATCGCAGAGCTCCTTAATGCATTCGATTGCTCCTTCAGGAACTTCGATACCTTTACTGCGCATCTCCATTTCAAACTTGTGAGCAATACTACCTACAAAGGAGTCGAGCATGCCGTAACCATATGGGTAAGACATAGGAGATGATTCTGTAATTGTGTTTGTTGTCATACTATTATTATATCGGTGTTCCTATTGATTGATTAGTCGTTCTTTATTATCAGAGTACCAGGCTGCATCTGATACCTCTCCGAATTCATACTTCGTCGATGCCATCTTGGCTCCATGCCACGTCCTCCACCACTTCGATGGGCTCAGTTGCTTACCGGTCTTCGTATTATAAATGATCCATTTCATACGTATATTATATCTGAGTTCCTATTAGTAAAGTTATGAGAGAGGACACACTGTATATATTATATTATGTGTAGGTCTTTTGTAAGGAGCGTGCCCTCTCTCCACCGCAGAC